GTTCAGTTGATGCTCGCAGTTGTTTTTCTCGTTCTAAACCTTGGGCGATATTTCTACCAAGTGCTGGAACATTAATACCTCCAGATTTGGTAATAATTTTGTTATAGTTTAGCGGATCTACTAAACCACTTGCTTCTCCTAAAAATTTTGAACCTGCGAAAGCTAATTCTGTCCCTGTGTTTAGTCTATTTAATAAATCCCTACCTTCGGGACTTCTTATTAGTGCTTCTTTCGCAAAAGGGATTGATGATATAGTGTTACTTAATGCTTGCCCTGCTGCTGCTCCTGTTGCTAATGAACGTGATGCTCCACCTAAACCTTTTGATAATCTTGATGAAGCCATTACCCCTTTTCTAAAAATGGGTATCGCTTTTCTAACTACTGCTTTACGAAACATATTATATCTTAAATGGAGAAAAAAATTATTCTTCTTCAAATATCAATTCATCAAATCCATCAAAAAGTCTCTGTGAATTCACATTAATAAATAAATACTTATATGGTTTATTAAAAACCATCTTGCTAATCTCTGTCATATATTTCGCTTTGCTTTCAACTACTTCATCAAAAATAGATTCCAGCTCTTGTTTCGCTACTCTAAAACAGAAAATGTTAGAAAATAATTTTCTGATATCTTTCTCAATTGAATACCAAGTTTGAACCAAAAATATAATCGTTGTTCTTAAATGTCTTCTATTAAATATCAACTCTTTCAATAACTTTTTCACATCTGCGTTTTTTAAATACGCTGTCATATCATCAAAAATAATACAGTTATTATATTTCTTATCTTCTGCTTTTATGGTCTCCATTACGGTATTCAAATTCTCATAGTTGAGTTCTTCGTGGGTTTGCTCTTCAGGTATCTTCTCAAAAATATTATCCTTCATTGATGCTCTACTATGACTTGGTTGGAAAAGGTAGATGTTATGAAATACTTTCCTATATAATTTGGGACTTTTGAAAAACGAATAAAGGAGTGATGTTTTACCGCTTGCTGGGCGACCAATCATTAAGTTCGTCTCGTGTGGATTCAAAAACTTTGTCAGATCATAATTGTTGAGTTTTTCGTGGAGTCCTCCGTCACACACCATTTCGCAACTTGCTAAATCGGGACTTTCATTCTTCTTTAAAGTAATACTCATTTAATATAACTAAACAAAATAAAATGTTGGTTTCTTTATTTCTATTGCTTTTGGCGCTAGGGGTGGTTGCGCCTTTGGAGCTGGTGGCGCTTGTGTAACTACTTGTTTCGGTATTGGTTTCGCCTTCATAACCGTCTTGATTTCTTCAATTGGCGTATCATCATCACTGATTTCATCTAATAGCGTGCTTTTTTTTATTTCCTTCTTTTTTATTGAAATAGCCTTTTTTACGATCTTGTCCTCAAGCAGTTTCTTTTGAGTTGCTTTTGCTTCTTCTTCTGCTTGTCTTCTCAATTTTATTTGTTCGTCACGTTTTTCTCTACCGAGTCTCATCGCCTCTAATTGTTTCTCAGTTGCTACCTTCTTTGGTTTCGCTGGTGGATCACACAGGGTTGCGGGTATTTCATCTTCACCTTTACTGGCTTGTACTGGTTCATCTTCACCTTTGCTTATGACTGGCGCTGTAAGCATTTCTAATTCAATCATTGCTTTCTTGACACGTGGCATTTATAATACTTATGGAGAAAATAATTTGTGCCATTTAATTAATCTTTATCCAATCTTCCTAAACAATAGTGTTTTCGCATTGACTAAAAAATAATTCCCTCCTCTTTGCTATTTTTGCCTCTTGATTAGCAAAGCGTTGTAATGTGATTTTATTATTGTAAGCATATGACTTAGACTTGTGACTATTCTTATGATAATATTCAATTCCATATTTTTTTATATCTTCTTTATTTTCATCATAATAATCTTTATGATAATTTTTATTATAAGCTTTGTCTTTATATTTCTTATGATAATTCTTGCTATACTTTTTTCTATCTTCTTTATGATCTTGATAATATTTCTTCGCATTTTTTATTAATTGTTCTTTGTTAGATTGGTAATAATTTTTGTGGTAAATATCTAAATCTTTATCCATTATATAATATTACTATAATATAAATGCTTATTGAAAAATCTACAAGAAAAGGCAAAAGATTTCAGGCTACATATTCTAATGGAAAAGTAATTCATTTCGGTTTAGACGGTGGCAAGACTTACATAGATGAAGGAAACAAAATGAAACGAGAAGCATATTTAGCAAGACATCAAAAACGAGAAAACTGGAATGATCCTTTTACAGCAGGTTCGCTTTCACGTTACTTACTCTGGGGTGACACTACATCACTGGAAGCAAATCATCAAGCATTTATGAAAAAATTTCCAGCTACATTAAAGAAATGAATGAAAATATTTGTTATATATTATTTCAAAATATAATATATAATGGCGACCTACTTAAAGACAGAAATGGCTACATTGAAAAATCCATATTACGAAATCAAACCTTGTAACATTTGCTTCAAATATTGTGACGATATTGTGATGGTAAATAGACGACAATATTGTCGCAAATGCCTTGATGAAACTTGGCATCTTTTAGACTCGCACTTAGAAACAAAATTTAAAGACGATATTGTTGACAACCTTATGACTAAGCATCACACAATTTTAAAACTTATTAATATGTTGAAATAATATTATGTATATTTAAGCATTTAATTAATATTACAAGTAGCATTAGCTATCCTATTTGTAATAACAGACACAGATGGAACAAAGGGTTCATCATTTATTAAATGGAACCGTAGATTTGAAAGGTGAGGAGTGAGGAGTGAGGAGAGGTTTTTCACCCTTTTATATATAATATTCTCTATTTTCTCTTTTTTTTATCATTATTTTTCTATTTTGGAAAAATATATGTATTTTTTTTTGAATTTCTATATATTTTTTCTATCCTAACCTAAAACTCACTCCTCACTCCTCACTCCTCACCTTAATATTATGTATATAAAAAAAGGAAGAACAACAGGGAGGATAGGGGATAGTCAACTTTTTAAGACTAATTAGGATCACACAATATTATATAGTATAAAATAATATTACATAATATAACATATTTACTCTTTTGTTTCTTCAACTGTTTCTTTTTCTTCTTCAAAAACAATATTATCAAGATTGAAATGTGTCCTCATAGTTGGAATATCATATAAATTTGCTTCCCCATTTTTAGAATGTGGCCCCTTTGTAATACCATTTATTTTTAGATTCTTTAATCTTAAACCGAATGCTTGTAAATTACAACTATATTCTAATCCACATTCTTTTAGCCACGAATTAAATAAAGCAAATGTTTCTTTTCCGTATAATTTGATAGGTTCTTTTTCGTAATAATTTTCTAATACAAAATCTTTCATAAAACTCTCAATAGGACTTGTAGATAGTTGCTTCAAATCTTTTTGATATTCTGTAACTGGAAGTGGTATATCATTAAATTTATCCATACCACTAATGCTTTTAAAATATTCATAACAAGTTTTAATCACATTTATATCATTAAGATAACCATATAGTTTATTAAAATATTCCTTGTCTCCACATTTTTCATCGCTACTTCTAATAATAACTTTTCTTCTGTCATCTTGAGTTGTACTTATAGGATTTTCATTATTTGTTGTAATTATAAAACGATGGAAACTTTCAATAGGAAACTGAGCTATCCCTTTATTATTTATTTTCAATGTTGAGTCAGTAATTAAACCCTTGATCCTACCTTCACTTTCCATAGTTTCTTTTTTAGATAATTCGTTTAAATTCACTAAAAACGCATCAGCCATTAAACCATTAAATTCACCCCACACATCACGACTTGGTTGAGTTGTTTCAAATACTTTTGTAGAACCTAACATTTTTGTAAATAATTGTAACAATGTCCCTTTACCAGCCCCTTCTTTTGAAATTAAAACAGGACAAGTTGTTTTTATTGCTGGAAACTGTATCATTTGAGCTATCCATTTTTCAAAATAATCATAAACACTTTTATCATTACCACAAAGAATTAATATATGGTTTTTTATAGCAACAAGAGCATCAGTTTTTACTTCATATTCTTTAACTAATTCCATATCAAAAGGACGCCACATATTATAGTAATTTGAAGGACATACTTTGCCAGTAGGAAATACACCAACATCATCTTTTCTATTAATGTCACCTTGTTTATACCATTCTCCTATAAATTGTTTTGAAATTGTGTCCCAAGATTTAGTTGATGAATTCCATTTTAAATCTGTATATTGTAAATGCTCGTAGGCAGTGGTTAGTTTTTCCTTGTTGAATGTAATAATACGATTTTCAAATTCTTTTATGAAGAATGATTTATTAGTTATTTTTATATGTGTCATTTCAAATTCTTCTTTTAAATCACCAAAAGAATTTTCATTCACTGGAATATCATTATCATCACTTAAACTAATATCACTAACAACTGAACTATTATCACTAGATTCATCATCAGTTTCATCATTTAATTCTTCCAAATGAATATGTTCTGTAAGGTAACCCTTCCATTTCATTTTAACATTTAATTTTGTTTCTTTTAAAATCATATCATTAATATCATATAAAAGTTGTTCCATAAATTCACTATCATTACAAACAAGTTTAAAACAAACTCCATCAAATTCTAAAACAATGTTATCATTAGAAATAGCTTTTCTTTTTATGAGCATTTTATAAACCAAATAAAGGATATGGTTTTCAATTGTTCCACACCAGTACGACATTACTTTTTTTTTAATTTCATATAAATCTTTTGCTATATCTAATGATCCCTTTATTTTATTAACTATTTCTGGATTATTTAAATATATAAGTTCCATAAAAGAACTACAGTCTGTTTTAAATTCATTTACTATTTTATGAGGTATATTTGTTCTAATATTAATTTCATCTTTTTCCATTTGTTCCAACCAAGTTTTATGTCCGCCTCCATAAATACAAATATTGAAAATATCTTTAACATTACTTTCTGTAAGAGTAGAATCTTCAGTATAATAATATTCGTGAAGTTCTTTCAATATAGCATCTTTATTATCAATATAATTTTTTATACTTTTAAATTGTGACTCAATTTTATTTTGCTTTGCTATTTCATATAAAATAGTTGAATGTCCAGCTATCATATCTAAATCAACCCAACCTAAATTATGAAATAAAGTATGTTTCATATGTTTACAAATAGATATTGGAGAAATGCTATTTGTTGGATAAAATCGTCCAAGTGAAAATGGATGATAATATGAAATTTCTAATACATCATCTTTCATCTCATCAATAACATTTTTTAACAATTGCTTTCTATTATTCTTATTATATTCATCTATATTTTTAGACTTATACATTTGTTTCATTAAGTCATTGTTAAGCGTGACTTTGAATTTCTTGTTGAAACAAGAGTAGGTTGGAAGTTTATCTAAACTAATTGTCCAGTTGTTGAGGAATTTCATTGTTATATATATACATAATATTATAATTTGTTTTTAAATCAATTTTATTTTAATATATAATTAAAATTAATTTTCGCCTAAAGTAAAATGTTCAAGAAAAGTTGTTGTTCTTTTTTTATAGAAGTATTATTAATAAAATAGTTCCAATTATTAACACCTCTGGCATATTCTAAATGTTTGTTATAGATCTCATCATTTTCCAGTTTATGTTTCTTATAGTAGTTTTTAACATATTCATTTGTTAGTTCTCTTATTTTGTCTCTGTTATTTTCACGATATTTTTTATTAGCTTTTTTTTGTGCTTCAGTTATAGGCATTTTATTTATATATATACATATTATTATTATATTTAAATCAATTTTATTTTATTTATTAAAATTATTTTTTTCCCTTAATACAGCATATTGTTTTGCCATTCTTATTTCTTCACAAATTAAATGGAGAAATCGTTTCTCCTTATCATTCTTAATAGGTCTCAAATATCTTCCGCATTCAACACACATAATGTTTTTACATCTTTTAACTGATTCACTATATTCCATATAATATTGCTTAATATTATATTTAAATACTAATTTCCATTAAATATAATAGATCCATTAATTAAACCAAGGGTAGCGTTGCCTTAAACAAACATAACGGCAGGAGCAACTGGCTTACGAATACCAGCGCCGTTCTGTCCAACCATCACTGCTCGTTTTTGTGCTTTAGTAGGTTTGACACCTACAGGCAATACATATTCTCCAGCGTGGACTAGCGCTTTTTCGGTTCTATGAACTGGCCCACCATATTTGAAACCAGCGGCCTTATTTATCTTGGGGGCAATATATTCTTTGCCAATTTTAGAACCAATAGCAGAACCAGCAACACCAGCAGCCGGCCCTCCAACAAATCCAGCAGCGCCTCCTAAAACTGCTCCCGTTAAAGCAGGGATACCATAATTCACTAAATCACCAGCGAGACCACCCTTTTTCTTACTAGTAATATACTTCTTAATCTTTTTATCGGTTTCAAGGGCTTTCTTAGCCTCCTTTTTACCAAGCAAAGCTTCTCTGAATTTGCGAAAATCTTTTCCAGCGGACATTATAATTTACACGGAGAAAAGAAAAATCTATAAAAACAAATATAGAATAAATCAACTATGAACCAAAATGCTAAAATAAGTGAAACACGAATGTCTTTCATATATTTCTCTCTATAATAAAAAATCTAATCTAATTTGATATAGGTCTTTGCTTGTTTTTCACTTGATCCCATAGCTGTTAATTCAGCGTCCATTTTTTTATTTTCTATCATAACATCTTTGTATTTTGTTGTCAAATAATTATGTCGCAGAGCATTAATGCTAATGTGACCATCAAACATTTTGTTAAGTCTTTGATTCAAAGATGGAGATGTTAGTTTCGCCCCAGTAGAACCAACTAATAAATATTCTTGTTTCGCGGGAAGAATGGCAATATACTTATTCAAAATGTTTTTGAGT